GTGGTTTGTGAGTGGATCTAATTGCAGAAACGTAACGAGCCATTACATCAGAAACTTCAGTTTCTTCAGCAACATCATCAATTTGTTCTTCTGCAACAGTTACTTTTTTCTTAGTGAAGTAAGATTCCTTGATGGTAGCAACCTTTTTAGAGAAAGTTTCAGCATCTTCGAAATCAATATCTTCAGCCAGAGATTTCAACTTTTCTACCTGAGTTTCAGCCAGATCACGGGAGTGTTCACGGATGATAGCATCACGCTTCAGCTCTTCGAGTTCTAGGCTTTGCTTGATAGAGGTTTCAGTGGTTTCGTTTAATCTAGCTTCAAGGTCAGAAACCTGAGAAGAAAGCTCATCAACCATGTCAGTCTTACCTTCAGGAACTTCAATGTAAGACTCAGTGAAAAGGTTCTGCAAACCCTTCATAAAGTCTTCAGCAATCTCAGCACGGAGACCGTTCTCGATTGCCAACTTGTTTTCTTCCATGAATTTTTCGACAACATAGTTTAAGTAACCATCGATCTGTTCGACCATTTCCTCACGGGTAGTCTTCAGTTCTTCGTCAAATTCTTCTTGCAGTTCAGACTCAATGCGGTCAACTTCTTCAGAAAGTTTTGACTTAATAGCAGCTTCAAAAATAACTGCTGCCTTGTCCTTAAATCCTTCTGATAGAGTTGCTTCAGACTCAACAAGAGCGCCAAGATCAGTAGAGAAATCAACCTCTACAGATTCCATCTTCTTCTTTTTACCGTGAGCCATAGCCATCAGCTTCTTTTTACCATGAGCCATTTCATCCATGTCATCATCGTCATCATCGTCATCATTAGGATGAGCCATAGCATTCATCATTTTATGATAAGAAGCCATAAGATCAGACTTTTTCATAGCATTCATTTTGCCATACATAGCATTAATCATACCAGCTTTAGTCTTTGGCATCTGTTGGTCGCCTTTATTGGCTACACCACCTGGAACCGCAGCTTGTGCTGGAGACGATGCTTTAATCTTAGCAGCGTCATCGGCAGCAGCTTTAGTGCCATCAGGTCCAGAAGCCATAGCTTCAGATACATCTTCTTCTGTATCAGATTCTTCGGAAGTTTCTTCCTCAATAACCTCTTCAACAGATTCGATGTCATCTAACATTTCTTGTTCGGACATGTTTATCTCCTATTAAAGATTGATTTTAGAGAGGAAATTCTTAAACTCCCGAATCTCAACCGCAGAGCGATCAGATCTAGAAGCATTATTAATTTCAGTCTCAATTTTTTCAATTTCTTGAGGCTCTAAGACACCGTTATTCCAAATCCACTCAACACCTTCCATAATTCCATCAACAAAGGCTGATGGTGCTGACGGATCTTGTACGATATCCACAGTGTTGAGAACAAAGTCTTTACCGACCATATTCACTCCACCTTTTTGCTCAAGAGTTCCCATACCACGAGTTGAAACACCTAGCTTAACTCCACCGTCTAACAAACCTTTCACAATTTGACCATTCGGGGTGTCAAGAATAAGTGCTTTCCCCATCACGTTATTACCTTCAAATTTTAGTTCGGTAATGCGATGAGAAACTTTGTCTAAGTTAATAACAGGACCAGCAGGGTGATTCAGTTCACCTACCGCACGCTGGGTTTTTACCTGCTCATTAACATACTTAGATACTGCTTGCTCCAAGATTGGTCTTGGATAAATTCTTCCGTTGCGGTTCTTTTGTTCTGCTTGGGCAAAGATACCTTCGATTACATATTTCTTACTGCCATCGTCTTTTGCTTCGATGATGTAAGAAACTTCTTCTGTATGTTCTGTAATCAGCTTCATTTAATTTACCTTTTGCCCATCATACTGCCAAAGTTCTTAGCAGCCTTCATTGCTTCTTTTTCAGAGCTAAGAGTGTCGATAACTTGGTTATCAAACATTACGTTAAATTTACCTTTGCTATCTTTAGTAACCATTACTTCTGTACCCTTCATGTCTAAGACCTTAACGATCTTATTACCTTTAGGAGCAATGTTCTTAGAAAACTCTTTAAAGCTCTTCATCTTCTGTTTCTGTCTTTTCTTCAGATTTTAATTCTACTTCTTCGATTTCTTCATCGTTTTGATTATTAAAGACTTGTCCAGCTACTTTAATTTTTTCGCTTTGTAAACGATCTGCCAATCTATCATTAAGAAGTGCAGAAAACTGCTTTTCAGCTTCAGAATAGTTTTTGGTCGTTACATTATTTAGGAAATCAGCAATTTCAACCATTTATCAGCTCCAAATAATATTGTTATGTATTTATTTATACTTATAGAAAATTAAGCGTTTAAAGAAGCATCTCTAAGCATAATATTTTCGTTTATCTTCTTAGCTTTATAAATTAAATCTTGTAATAAGTTAATATTTAATAATTCTTCTAATTTATAATTAGCTACATCTAAGGAGTTTTCATCGTTAACACCTTGCATAATTAATTGTTTTTGTTTAGTATTGATTATATGAGGCGAAACTGCTCTAGGAAAATATTTAGCTTTTATCAAAGATATCTTTGGAGTTCTTAATGCATTCGCATGCATTCCCCACATTCCACTATAACCTATACAAAATTCACAAGTAGATAAATGATACATAACTTCAGAGATAGGAGTTCTATACTCAATCTCAGTTACATCAAAATACTTCCTAAGATATTCTATAAAAATTTCCCATTTATTATAACTTAATGGGCGTTTACCTCTGTGTGCATTACCCACCACTGATTTGCCATGATGAACGAATGTATCACGAAATAATGTTACTTTGTCTTTTTTTCTTTTATAAAAATTTTTAAATTTTACTGTTCTACAGCAGTCATATCTAATCTTTTTTGTTTTACTTTGCCTTTTAGGATTTCCAATGAATAAACAGCTTCTAAAATGATAAGATTCGTTTTCCCAAAGAGTAGTATCAACAAGTTTATGTTTTAAATCAAACATTCTTTTAGGCATAAATCGTAAAAGATAATCTGTTTGATATTGAAATGACTCTTTCTGATCTTGAAAAGTTTCTTCAACTTCCCATAGATGCTCAGGCCAAATAACTTCTAAGGTAGATTTACCAGATTGATTTTTAGTGTAGTTAAATGCTCCAGACAATAATCTAACTTGATGTCCAGCTCCATATTGTCCAGGAAGTATCATAATATATTAAAATTCTTCTTCAGGCTCCTCGATTTCGCCAGACTTCTTTTCATCTTCCATCTGATTATTCATCGACTTGATATCATCTTCAGTAAACATGAGAATATTCTTTCTAATCCAATCTTTGGAGTAGAAGTTGCCAATGTAAGGCTCAACTTCACGCAGCATATTAATACGTTCACGAAGCATCTCAGAGTTTTTAAGTTCTGTAAAGTAGTTGTCTGTAATGTAGTCAACTACAATATCCATCTTCCAGCTTTCCCAGTCATCCTCGGTAATAATACCTTTGAGAAGAAGCTGCTTCTTTAGGATATTCATAAACAATTCAGAGAATCTTCTGCGCAATCTCTGAATAAACTTCTGAAATTTAAATTCATCTCTTGTAATCTCAGAAGTTCTTCCCAGGATACCGCCAGCCTGTTCCTCTGGATTAATTCGACCAATAGGAACGTTTAATGCCTTGTAAACTTTTTTCTGGAAGTAAACAATATCATCAATCTCTCCAAGATTCTGACCACCCGGAAGCGTAGTAATTTCTGTGCCTCTACCACCCTCACGCCTTGGAAGCCAGAAGTCTTCAAGCATAGACATGTGCTTTTGATCGTTCTTCAGATCGCCAGTGTTGGCATCGTAAACCAGTTTATTTCTATATCTTGACATAATGTCTTTAAGATATTGTTCAGCCTTTCCTCTCGGTAAGTTACCAACATCAATATAGAAAATACGACGTTCAGGTGCACGGGAGAGTCTGTAAATTACCAGAGCATCTTCCATCATACGCAGCTGATTAATTGGTTTAATCGCTTTATGCAAATAAGAAATTACTTTTTTACGTTCAGCGTCAACAAGCCCACTTGTAACATAACTGACTGAGTCTACAGTCATTTTCACAGCATTCGAGTTTGAACCAGCTCCTGTGGTCTTTGTCAAATAACTCGCAGCTGCATCGTCGCTGTAGATATAATACTCATCAACCTTCTTGACGATATTAGCGCCAGATGCAGGATCTTTTTCTTTTTTAACTTCTTTGACTTTACGAATCTTAGTAGAGTCGATCGGACGAACTTCTTGAATACCCTCTTGTGGTCTCTTTGGATCAATCACCAAATGATGATAGATACGACCATCAACGTAATATCGACGGAAAATATCATGCGCATGATTCTGGAAATCTAACATGGCACAGACACCGTCGAATTCTTCTTTAATTTGCTTTTTGATAGCGTCTGTTGTTTCAACGTTATCTAAGACAATCTCAATGATATTTTCTTCGCCAGAGATGGTCTCGTTAACAATGTCTTCAATCGCAGCATCAACTTCTGGATGTTCTGCAAGAGAACGATATTTCTTAATTAAATCTTTATCGTCTTTGGCTTTTTCGCCACTTAAATCTATGTACGAACCATAGTGACTGCCAGAAGCTGTGATGTATCCAGAGCCATCATCATCTAATTGTGGAACAACAGATGGAAGCTGTGGTTTTTCTTTTTGTCTATTAGATCTTTTGATTTCAAAACCAAAGACTTTTAAACTATCGTCAGCCAAAATATTTCTCCAAATAAAAAAAGGGGAGGAGCGTTTCCTCCCCCTATTTATTCACCTCTTATTAGGAGGTTGTGTCAGATTCCCAGTACTGGACTTGGAAAGTCACAGTAAATTCTTCGATTGTGTTAGTTGCATCATACGATACATCAATCGGAGAAACGTTAGTTGGGAAAGTACCACGGAAGTTGTAGGTCTTCAGTGTGTCGCCATTCTTATCAAGTTGCTCTACAATTAGATCAGCCTGATAGTCTGTTGGATTAACAAGACCCTCGTTAGTAGTATGACCGTTGATACCATTCATCCAACGTTCCATTGAATTACGGACGTTGAAGTCGGTGTCGTTAATTACTGTAATATCCCATGTTTCGAATGTTCTATCACCAGCAATCTTCAGTTCACGGCCACGGAACGGTACAACGATTTCCGCCATGATTGATCCAGGAAGCTGTGCAGCCTTACACATAAACGATGTAAGTTCTACGTCGCCGCCTGCATATCCAGGAAAGTTAACAGTTGCCTTGAATAGATTAGATCTAGCACCGCCACCCTTCAGTTTTGCTTTGAAGTCATCGACTCCTAAAATAGCCATTTTTTATCTCCTCGTTAGCGGTTCTTAGAATTGTTGACCGACAACTTCAGTAAAGTCTACACCTGTTCTAACAGCTACAAAGTTCAGAGTAATGTAGTTGATAGAGCGGGCAGGTTTAATGAAGATTGTGGCAATAAATTCGTTACGGTCAATAATCTCTTGAGTGTTGTTTGTTTCGTCACAAACTACTCTGAAATCAGTGATACCACGGCGACCCTTTACCTCTCTTAAGAAAGGTTCGACAATGTTAGTAAATTCTGCTCTTGTAAACTCATCGTTGAATTCAAAGAGTACAGACTTCGCAGCTTCCGCAATCGCTCTCTCAATAGTAAGGAACAAGCGACGAACGTTAATGCGATCAAACGCCGAAGGACGACGCAGCATTGTCTTATCACCAAACAGAGTGATACCAGCACCCGGAATATTAGCGATTGGGTTCACGTTAGCTCTGTAGAGGCTATCTCTATCTGCTTTCACAGGAGAGTGTGCAATATCAACAGCACCAAAGTATTGACCCCTTCTCAGACCAGCCGGAGAGAACCAAGGAGCATTCGTTTGATCAGTCTGAGCCATCAATCCAGCAGTAGTCGAGTTAGCTGGAATGTCAATGAACTGATCATTGTACTTATCAAAGACCTTGATGTAGTTGTTATCAAGGAAAATATAAGAGCTAGATGGAAGCAGATTAGCGAAAGTGATCGTGTCATCTACTGGAGTAGTAGTGTTAATTACTGCAGCTTTTGGTGGAGATGCAACAACCACACAATCCTTACGGGTTGTAGCAGCGATTGTATTCAGATCAGTAATGATCGTATCTGCTGTTGCGTTACCTCCAGTCGTAGCAGTTACTGGTGGTGCAATCAGGAAGTCTACTTGAAATGTATCTACGTCTTCAACAAGATCGAACGCAGAAGCATACTCAGAGGTTCCAAGAGTGCCAGAGCTTACACCATTTACAAGGCTGATTTCTTTAACACCTTGAGCG